GGAACTGCTCATCGAGGCCGCGATCGCCAACGGCTACACGGGCCGCACCTTCCGCGACAGCCGCCGCGTGCTCGAAGCCGCCTTCGGTCGCGGGATTGAGGCGGGCATGACCACCATCGACGTCGGGGGCATCCTTTCCAACGTCGCCAACAAGTTCCTGCTCGAGGGGTTCTTCTCGGTCGAGCGCGTTTGGCGGAACATCTGCGCCGTCCGCAACGTGAACGACTTCAAGACGGTCACGAGCTACCGCCTCATCGGCAAGGACCAGTACGAGGAGATCGGCGCGGGCGGCGAGATCAAGCACGGCACGCTCGGCGAAGAGACCTACACCAACAAGGCCAGCACCTACGCCCTGATGCTGTCGATCGACCGCCGCGACATCATCAACGATGACCTCGGCGCGATCACCACGGTCCCCCGCAAGCTCGGCCGAGGATCGGGTCTCAAGATCAACGACGTCTTCTGGACCGCGTTCCTGAACAACGCGGCGTTCTTCAGCGCCGGCAACAAGAACTTCGTCACGGGCGCGGACACCGCGCTGGGCATCGACGGACTGACCAAGGTCGAGCAGGCGTTCATGGACCTGGTGGACTCCGACGGCAAGCCCACCGGCGTGATGCCGTCGATCATGCTGGTGCCCACGGCACTCTCGGCGATGGGCACGCAGCTCTACAAGAGCGTCGAGCTCCGGGATACCACCGCGAACACCAAGTTCCCCGTCGCCAACCCGCACCAGGGCAAGTTCCGCATCGAGGTCAGCCGGTACCTATCCAACGCCCTCTACACGGGCAACTCGGCCAAGGCGTGGTACCTGCTCGCCGACCCGAGCGATCTGCCCGTCATCGAGATGGCGTTCCTGAACGGGCAAGAGGCCCCGACCATCGAGACCTCCGACGCTGACTTCAGTCAGCTCGGCGTCCGGATGCGCGGGTACCACGACTTCGGCGTCGCACTCCAGGACCCGCGCGGCGGGGTGAAGAGCAAGGGAGAGGTGTAAGCCACATGGGCGACGTAGGCGAGATCGGCAGTGGGATCGAAGAAGAACAGTCCGGGGTCACACCCGGCGAAGGAGAAGGCAGCATGGCATCGGGACCGGCCAAGTTCGTGCAGGAAGGTGCATCGATCGACTACACCCCGGGCGCGGACGTGCTCACCGGCGCTGTGGTTGTCCAGGCGGAACTCGTCGGCATCGCGCAGGGCCCCATCAAAGCGGGCCAGCTCGGCTCGCTGGCGGTGGCGGGTGTGTTCGACTTCCCCAAGGCGCTGGGCGCTTCGAGCGGCATGCCCGCAGGCAGCAACGCCTACTGGGATGCCGCCGCGCAGAACGCCACCAAGAACGCCGCGTCCGGTGCCAACAAGCTCATCGGCAAGACGGTGAAGACCACCGTGGATGCCGACACCGTCGTGCGCATCCGCCTCCTGCAGTGAGGAGGCAGCCGTGGGCGATCTGCTCGACCGTGGATCCGCGTTCCTCGACGACCAGCGGCACCGGCACCTGAGCCGAACCGTGCTCTACCGGCGAGGCGCGGAGGAGAAGGAAGTCCAGGCCACGGCCGGGCGGACCGAGTTCGAGCAGGCCGACGAAGCGGGCCTGATTCATCGAACGGAGTCGCGGGACTTCCTGATCCGGGCGGCGGACCTGGACCTCGGTGCTGGCCCGGTGCTCCCGCGAGCCGGTGATCAGGTGCGTGAGACGGTCGGGACGAGCGTGTTCGTGTACGAGGTCAACGCGCCGGGCGGACAACCGCCGTGCCGGTACAGCGACCCGTATCGCAGGGTTCTTCGGATTCACACCAAGCACATCGCTACGGAGACGTGATGAGCGACGGGAACGGACAGAACGGGAGCAATGGCACACGGGCCCGGTGGGCTGGTGTGCTCATCACCGTCATCCTCGCCGCCGGCGCGATGACGGTGCAGTGGGGCGTGGTCACCACCAAGCTCCAGCAGGTCGAGAAACGCCTCGATGAGTTCATCGGCGAGGCCCGCTCCATCCGGGCCGACTACCAGGCGATGGAACGCCGCGTGTCTTACCTCGAAGGCAAGGTGGCGGGGCTGAGCGCCGTGGCGGAGGCAGGGAAGGTGGGCCGCCCATGAGCACCATTGCCGCCATCGCCGACGCCGTCGCCGCGCACATCAACGCGGGGACCTTCTCTCAGCCGGTGAGCGCTGAGAGGATGTACCAGCCCGCGTTCACGCTGGAAAACCTGGCCGACCTGCGCGTGTCGGTGGTCCCCCGCACGGTCGGTATCGCGGCGTCCTCCCGCGACAGCAGCCTCTTCGAGTGCGTCGTGGATGTGGGCGTCCAGAAGAAACTCCCCGCCGCGGGTGAGGATGCCGAGATCGATGCCCTGCTCGACCTCGTTGAGGAGATCACCGACCACCTGCGGTTCAAGCGGCTGCCCGATGCGGCGGAGGCGGCGTGGGCCGGGATCGCCCACGAGCCCGTGGTGTCGAGCGAGTCGCTCGAACAGCACCGCGTGTTCACCAGTGTCCTGAGCGTCACCTATCGGGTGCGGAGGTAACCGTGCGGAACGTCGTGCTCCTCAAGGTCGAGTTGTCCGAGGAACTCAAGCCGCTCTCCGACGAGCGCCTTGTCGCGACGTTCACTCTGGTCGCTTCTGAGAAGAACACGCAGGACGCGATCCTGACGGATGGGAAGGGACCTGAGGTCGACATCCCGGCGGGCATGCAGTTCCGCTTCGAGCGGGTTGACCTCAACGAGCTCCTGGTGCGGAGCAAGGCGGGGGAGGTGGTGTTCGTGGTTGGTCACACGGCCGGGTAGCGCAGGAGAACGACGATGGCGATCAAACTCGGCATGGAAGCGAAGCTGCTCTTCAAGGTCGGCGGGCAGGCCGGCGGCGGAGCGTGGACGGTTCTCGGCAACACGCGCGACGTGACCCTCAGCCTCGAGGCGGGGGAAGCGGACGTGACCACCCGTGCCAACAGCGGCTGGCGGGCGACGGTCGCCACGCTCAAGGAGGCGAGCGTCGAGTTCGAGATGGTCTGGGACACAGCGGACGCCGGGTTCACCGCCATCAAGAACGCGTTCTTCGGCAACGACCCCATCGGTTTCCAGATCCTCGACGAGACCAGCGGCCAGGGCCTGCAGGCGGACTTCTCCATCACCAACTTCTCGCGGAACGAGGCACTGGAGGAGGCGATCACCGTGTCCGTCACGGCGAAGGTGACGTACTCGGCGACGGCGCCGTCATGGATTGGAGGGTAAGACGATGCGGTACGGGATGTCAGAATGCACGACCTTCGGTCTCGATCGTGGCATCGACCACCTCGCGGAAGATTGCCTCCCAGCCGTCGATCAACTCTGCCGCAGATGGTCGCTTGGCGGGGTCAAGTTCGAGCATGCGTCGGATCTGGGCAGCGATGCCCGCACCGTACCTCCCGTCGATCCAACCTACAGCGCCCAGTTCGATCGGGTCTGTGAACTCTGCCGGCGCTCTAAGAGGATTGCGCCCGCTGAACAGTTCTGCGAGTACCAGTCCCAACTGAAACACGTCTGTCTTCAGTGTCAGAGGCGTCCCGCTGTTGAGGTACGCCACCAGATCGGGAGTGCGGTAGTAAAACGGCATCCCAACACCGATGCTCGTCTTCACCAGTTCCTTGTCATCCACTGTGTCCGTAGGCACCAGGCGCTTCATCAGGCCCAAGTCTCCCAGAACACAGGAGCCGCCCTTGATAAAAATGTTCTCGGGCTTTATGTCACGATGCACCACCTGCGGCTCCAGCGTGGCGAGGTACGTCAGCGCAGAGAGCAGCTGCATCGCAAAGCTCACCTTGTCAACCATTCGCAGCCTGTTGCCTCGCATCGCAGTACGAAGCGTGTACGGAAGGTATTCCGCCACGACGAAGGGGGCGGTCTCAGGCGAGCCGCCGCCCAGCCTGTACTCGCCGCGGTCGAAGATGCGCAGGATCGCGGGGTGCTGGCATGTTTGCAGAAAGCTGATTTCTTCCAAGAACGCCTGTCGACGCTCAGGCTTCGACCATCGACGAAACACTTTGATGGCAACGAGGTCGCCCTTCAGGGGTGGGGTGGAGCACATCGCCAAGAAAGCGATGCCGTTGCCTCCAGCACCAAGCGTCTGAACCCACTTGTACCAGCGCTCGGACTCGCCCTGGATGGCCTGCCAGCGATCGAGCTCGAAGTGCTCGCGAATGACTCGCGTACCGGCAGCAGCGGGGATCGGCGACGGTGTGGGTGCGGCTGGACTCTCCATTGACGATCAGTGTAGTTGACTTCGACGAGGTGAAGCATGCGGTCATTCAAGGACAACCAGGGGCGGCAGTGGTCGGTCGAGATCAACGTCACCGCCATCAAGCGCGTGCGTGGACTCACCGGTGAGGACCTCATGCAGGTCATCGAGGGGACGCTGATCGAGAAGCTGATCCGCGACCCCGTGCTTCTGTGCGATGTGGTGTACGCGATCTGCAAGCCCGAGGCGGACACGCGGAGTGTCTCCGACGAGGAGTTCGGCAAGGCGATGGCGGGCGACGCCATCGAAGCCGCGACGACGGCGGTGCTGGAGGAACTCGTGGGTTTCTGCCCGAGCCCGAGGGACCGGGCCAACCTCGGGCGGGTGCTCCAGGCCACGCGGAAGGTGATGGACCGAGCGCGGGACCTTGTGGAGAAGAAGCTCGACAGCGGCGAGATGGATCGGCTGGCGGACCGCCTGCTCACCGAGGAATCGGGGGAGGCGACTGCTGGAAGCTCGTCCACCAGTGCGCCGGAATCCTCGGCATCGACCCCGGCCCCCTGACGCTCCGCGAACTGGTGGCGATGCTCGACGGCAGGCAGCGCCACGACTGGTCGATCGCCTCTGCCGTCATGGCGCTCGTCGCCAACATGAACCGCGATCCCAAGCGATCCCGCCGACTCAACCCCAGCGACTTCGACCCCTTCGCCAAGCGCCAGCGACCGATCCCGGTCGGCGTGTCGGTTCTCAAGGACGTGTTCATCGACGGCAAGATGCCCAAGGAGGCTCACGGATGAAGTTTCTCAGCTCGCTTTCGACCCGCCATTACGTCTACATCGTCGGCCTGCTGCTGATGGCACTGGTGCTTGCGTCGTGCGCGGGCTTCGACTTGGGTGACCTCGTCAAGGTCAAGACGCCCAACTCGATCCAGCAGACCACGGGGCTGCCGTCCACTCTCAGCCTGAACGAGGCCGAGGTCGAATACCAGAACTGGTTCAACCAGACGCAGACGACCGGCGCGCAGTGGAAGGGCAACATCGAGAAGGCCGGCGAGCTCCGCGGCCTGTTCAGCCAGCTCACGCTGTCCGCCCTCGACACGGTCGGGCCCACAGTGGCGGGCCTTCCGGTACTCGGCCCGGCGCTGCCGGCGCTCACCGGGATCGTCGGTCTGTTCATCGGCTCGGGCCGGCTCCGCAAGGAGAAGGAGGCTTCCTTCAACAAGGGCCTGGAGAAGGGGAGCGACCTGGCCGGCGGCACGCCGCCGGGCGGGAGCGTGGGGGGCGGTGCGTGATCACCATGCGGATCAAGGACATGTTCTTCGACCGCGCGGCGGTGGTCCGCGCGGTCGATGGGGCCAAACGCAAGGTTCTCAGCAAGGCCGGCGCGTTCATCCGCACGGCGGCCCGCACGAGCATCCGCAAACGCAAGGGCTCCGCTCCCGCGGGCAAGCCTCCCCACTCGCACGAGGGGAGCCTGCGACGGCTCATCCTCTTCGGGTACGACAAAGCGGCAGACTCCGTGGTCGTCGGTCCCGTGGGCTTCAAGAAGAGCACCGCACCCAACGTGCTGGAGTACGGCGGTGACACCGTCTTGCTCCGCCGGCGGGGCGGACGGCTCACCTCGCAGAGGGTCAAGATCGCCGCGCGGCCTTACATGGCCCCGGCGCTGGAACGGGAGCGGCCGATGCTGCCGCTGCTGTGGCGGAACTCCATTCGGAAGGGAGCCTGATCGGTGGCCGACACGCGGGGCATCCGGGCTGGACGGGCGTTCGTCGAACTCGGCGTGAGCGACAAGCTCACGGCCGGGCTTCGCCGCGCCCAGAAGCAGCTCGAAGCCTTCGGCGCAGGGCTGCGTTCGATCGGCACGCGATTGGCCGGGATCGGAGCCGCCGCGGTCACCGGTCTCCTCGGCACCGCCAAGGTCTTCTCCGACATGGGGGATGTGCTCGACAAGATGAGCATCCGCACAGGCATCAGCGTCGAGGCGCTGTCAGAGCTCGGCTACGCGGCCGAACTCTCAGGCGCTGACCTGGAAACCCTCGAATCGGGCGTCCGGATCATGCAGCGCACCCTGGGAGAGGCGGCGCAGGGAACGGGTACCGCGGTCGAGGCCCTCGACCGGCTCGGACTCAGCGCAGCGCAACTGGCCGGGCTCTCACCGGAGCAGCAGTTCAAGGTTCTGGCCGATCGCATCTCCAAGGTGTCGGACCCCACGCTGCGGGCCGCCATCGCGATGGAGGTCTTTGGCAAGGCCGGGACCAAGCTCCTGCCGCTCATGGCCGACGGCGCGGCGGGGATCGAGGCGATGCAGGAGGAGGCCCGGCGCCTCGGTCTGACCGTCAGCACCGAGACCGCCCGCGACGCCGCGCAGCTCAACGACGCCCTCGGCACCCTTTGGAAGGTGCTCAAGCAGGGTGTGTTCACGATCGGCGGGGCGCTCGCGCCGCTCCTCAAGGACATCGCCGAGCGCATCACCCGCGTCATCGTGAGCGCCACGGCCTGGATCAAGGCCAACCGCGAGACCGTCGTGTGGGCGCTCAAGGTTGCGGCGGCTGTCGCGGTGGCGGGCGTCGCCATCATCGCGCTCGGCTACATCATCTCCGGCATCGGCGCGACCCTCGGCATCGTCGCGGGTGTGATCGGGGGCATTGGGGCCGCTTTCGGTATGATCGGCACCGCCACCGCGGCGATCCTGTCGCCTGTCGGGCTGGCGATCGCCGCGATCGTGGCGCTTGGCGGTGTGCTCATCGTCACCACCGGCGTTGGCGGCGAGGCCCTCGCCTGGCTCGGCGAGCAGTTCACCCGTCTGCGGGAATGGGTGACGAAGGTCGTCGGCGGCATCTCCGACGCCCTCGCTGCGGGCGACATCGCCCTGGCCGCCGAGATCCTGTGGCTGTCTTTGAAGGTGGTCTGGCAGCAGGGCGTCGCCGCGCTGAACCGGGTCTGGCTGGAAGCCAAGGAGTTCTTCGTCTCGACCGCGTACGGCATGTGGTACGGAGCGCTCGCCGCCGCGGAGATCGTCTTTCACGCGCTCGAGGTCGCGTGGATCGAGACCACCGCGTTCCTCTCCAAGACCTGGACCAACTTCACCACCGGCTTCCAGCAGGTGTGGGAGTCGGCATCGTCGTGGGTCGCCAAGCGGATGCTGGAGATTCAGGGGCTGTTCGACTCCGGGCTCGACGTGGACGCCGCGAAGAGGGCCGTCGATGATCAACTCGAAACCCGCCTGGCGGAACTGGAGAGCGCGGCCCAACGGCAAGTGGCCGAGCGCGAGGGACAGCGCGCGGCGGAGCGTGAGCAGGCCGCCGCCCTGCACGAAGCCACCCTCGCCGGGATCGGCCGCGACTTTGAAGAGGCCCAGGCCGCGCTCAAGGCGAATACGGAGGCGGGGCTCGCGGAGTCGCAAGCGGCGCTGGATGCGGCGAAGCAGAAGCTCGCCTACGCCATCGAGCAGGCCCGCCAGAAGCGGGAGGCGGCGGACGCCGAACGCGGTCCCGGCCGCACGCCGCGTGATCTCATGGCCGAGTTCGAAGATCGACTCGCCGGGCTCGGCGAGGTCATCGGCAAGGGGATCAGCGTGCGCGGCACGTTCAACGCCCGCGCGGCGCAGGGGCTGGAGTCCGACGGCGGGGCCGCCGAGCGCACCGCCCGCGCGACCGAGCAGACCGCCAAGCACACCAAGCGTCTGGCCGACGCTGCCCAGAGCGGCGGCCTGACCTTCGCCTAAGGAGACACGTTCGTGGCGATCACGGTGACGGAAAAGTTCGAGAGCCGCAAGTCCACCAAAGGTGACAACCCTTCGGCGGAACTGGTCTACACCGTGCGCGGGACCAACGACGACCTCGCGGCCCGCAACGCCGCCGAGACCACCAGCCCCGCGACCTATGACGGTCAGCCCCGGCAATCTACCTCCGTCGAGCCGGTCAGCGATGAGTTGTGGGAGGCGGTAGTCAGGTACGGGAAGGCCCAGGGGGGATCGCTCCCGGAGCCCGGCGAGAGCATCTTCTCCTTCGACACCGGCGGCGGCACGCAGCACATCACCCAGAGCAAGGACACAGTGTCCTCGCACGCGCCCTCGGGCTCGTCCCCACCCGACTTCGGCGGCGCGATTGGCGTCACCGCCGACGGCGTCGAGGGCGTGGACATCACCGTCCCGGTCTTCCAGTTCTCAGAGACGCACTACTTCACCAACGACCAGGTGACGCCGTCGTACAAGGGCACGCTCTTCTCGCTCACCGGCAAGGTGAACTCCGGCGCGTTCAAAGGGTTTCAAGCCGGCGAGGTTCTGTTCCTCGGCGCTTCGGGCGCGCGGCGCGGCACCGATCCCGAAGACGACTGGGAGATCACCTTCCGGTTCGCGGCCAGCCCGAACGCGACCGGCATCTCGGTCGGCGACATCGGCGGCATCAGCAAGAAGGGGTGGGAGTACCTGTGGGTGCGGTACGCCGACCAGGAGGACACAGGGTCGCACGCGATTGTGAAGCGCCCGGTCGCGGCGTATGTCGAACGCGTGTACGACGAGGGCAACTTCGCCGGATTGGGAATCTGACCCCCACGAGGAGACGCATGGGCGACGTGTTCCGCAAAGTTCGGTCGGGCCAACCGCTCCGCATCCCCGCGGCGGCGTACAACGCCTTCGTCGATGCAGCGGTCGATCTGCGCCAGCGGGAGCGCAACTCCAACGCCGGATCGTCGCTCGAACCCGCGCAGCGCGGCATCGTGCTGGTCCGCAACGATTCGGACGACGACATCGAGCCGTACCACGCGCTGGCCATCACAGGCGTGCTCGTGCAGCCCGACAACGAGGACCAGGAGCGGACGTTCCACAGCCGCACGCCGCTCACGGGCGAGATTGCCACCGAGGAGTCGCCGTCGCTTTCGTTCGTATTGGCGCTCCAGCCGATCAAGCCGGGCGACCTCGGGCGGTGCGTGCTCACGGGCGTGACGCCTGCGCGGGTCTTCATCACCAACGAGACGGACACGACCTGCGAACTGGCTCCCGAGGAGACGATGCTCGCCAGCACGCCCATGGGCGGCATCCCGATCCTGTGGAAGGAAGACGGCACCGGCGAGAAGTGGGCCGTGATCGAGATGGGCCAGCCCTCGCCCGGCCGCGTTACGGCGATCCTCGGGGCAGCGCAGCCCATTCCCACCGAGAACAACCGCTGGCGCTATCCGTGGGTCGAGGCCCGGATCGACGGCGATCCCGGCAGCGACACTTATCTCCGGTATGTCCCCGTGCCCGAGGGACTGTCGTCGCAACTGGCCGGTGGCGGCGAGGACCCGACGCGGTTGGCCATCAACCGCTTCGAGGCTCATCACATGAACGACTTCGACCCGGGCTCCGGCTTTGGAGGGCTGCTCGGCCTGGGGCCGGTGTGCGAGTTGCCCGGCGTGCTTCCGAAGTGCCCGCCTGCACGCTCGCTCAAGCCCAGGCTCGTTCCCATCCCCGAGGGGGTTTGCGTGCAGCTTACCTGCGAGCGCAACAGCAAGGGCAGGCCTGTGTGGGTGTTCGAGGCGATGAGCCTGATCGAGATCGCCGACCCGGCCGACGAAGATCGCAAGTTCAACATCTACATCGAGGGAGGCGCATGACCACGACCTCCCCGACCAAGCCCACACTCGACGCCCGCCGCGAGCACGAGCGGAAGAAGTACGTCGCCCTCGCCGCGCGACCCGCCGCGCCAGGAACTGGGTACGGCGCAACCAACCACGGAGCGGCGGCTTTCCCGCTGGTGCAGCGGATGAAGCCCCGCTTCGTGGTGGACTTCGGGTGCGGGCGGAACGACTTCATCGGCGCGCTGCGCAGGTTCGGTATCGATGGTCTCGGAATCGATTTCGCGTTTCCCGAGGCGGACCTCCCGCGGGCCATGCACAAGACCGGCCTGCTCGACGGAGTTGCCGACGTGGTGACGAGCTTCGACGCCCTGGAGCACCTACTCCCGGAGGATGTGGACGCGGTGCTCGCGGAGATGCAGCGGGTCGGTCGCCCGAGGGCGCACTTCGTGTTCTCGATCTGCACGCGACCGAGCCGAACCACCGTCGGCGGGGAGGGGCTGCACCCGACCGTGCGGCCTCTGGCGTGGTGGCTTGATCGCATCGGTCAGGTTGGGACGGTGACGGCACCGAAGGCCGAGGGGCGGTACATCGTCGGGCGGTTTGCGGCCAAGGAGGGCCGTGGGGGGTGTGGCTGTGCGTGAGAACCAGTCGGACATCGCGGCGCTTCAGGCAGGGCTCAAGGC